TCTGCGTTGATATCGAAGGTCACCGCTGGGTCGTAAACCGGCGTACCTGTTGGAATGTCTGAGGCGCCAAACTGAAACTGTAGTTGGCTGTCAGTTGGGTTAATTGTGTCACACTGAGGGTACAGCCGGGTGACGACAACATATTGCCGTGCAGCTGATCCTGCTTCGTCTAAGTCAAGACCCGTGCGTTCGAGGTAAACCGGTTTTGTAGCTTCTTGGTCTAGCTCAAAACCCAGCTGGCCTGTGTCAGACAAGTCCAAGCCATACAGCTTATCGCTTGTGATGCCATTGGCAGTCAGGCTTTCACCGACCATCAATGTGTGACGATCGAAGCTATCCTGCATCGAATAGTAAGTTCCGCCAGTCAGTGCATACGTGGCGTTGCTATTTGCGTAAGTGCTAACTGAGTTTACGTTTGCCACGGTGCCGCTGGACACGTTTGGCAGTGAATAAAAATACCAGCAGTTTGTTCTATAATTGTAGACGGCTGCCCGGTTGCACCTGTTTGCATCAGCGTATTCATTGTCGCTGTCGCCTGACATATAACAGAACATAATCTCGTTCAGTGTTGGGTTGTGCTGCGCAAAACAGACATCTGCATTTTGGTTATTAAGGTTACCGTAAATGAAGTTTTTAACACGCTCATCGCAGATACTTTGCTTTGAGGTTCCGTCAGTCACGTAGATATCAAAAGCGCCAAATACGTAGTGTTTGCCTTCAGCAGCCACAACGCAATTTTGAGAAATTACGCCCGCATCTTCAAACAGTTTTCTAACTGAAAATATAAACTGGCCGCCCACGTTCTCCATGAGCCACGTTTGATCAGACGAATAAATGATAAAGTTAGAACCAAGCGTCAGACCGTCTTTGATTTCATCGACGATTTGAACTAGGTCAATGAACCCTGCTGACTTCGTCGCATCAGTCGCGTCCCAACTTCCGGGAACTGAGTTTGCTGTCGTGATGTCTGAGAACCGCACACGGGTTGGAAAACTGGTACTACCCTCTGTCAGATTAAGCGCAATTAATTGGTCACCAAATGAACGCAAAGCTGCGCATTTATGTGTGCTATCCCAATTAGGCAGATCAGCAAAAGTGCTTCCTGTAGCGGTTCTGTATACTGGCACTCTGTCTGGTCGATTGATGTAGGTTACGCCAGCTAGTGAGGTGCCTGTAAATGGTGCGGGGTTTGTGGAGCCTGTGATAGAACCAGACACATCAGTAACAGTGCCTGATGCATATTCATTTATTGCCCAGTCATCAGATACCATCAAAACTGTATCGAACCCGGTGCTGGGTATCACTCCATATGCAAATCTGGGGGTGAAACCGAGGCTATCTTTTACTTTACGGAAGATTGGCCCTCGGCTCACTTTGCCTTCGTCAAATCTAACATTGAAGGCTTTGTTAAAAGCGTTGAGCGGAATGTTGTATGGCGATTTGTCAGTGATAACACCTGTGTTACCTAAGTCTCGGACTGGCAATATCGACATCTTCTAATTCCTTGAATAGCAGCTGGGAGCGTGAGTTTGCTTCGACCATTTCATTTCGGAAACTTTCCACTGCTGCACCTGTTGATCGTGACTGTTGGGCATTTTCAATTAACAAGACCGGCATCCATGCCATAGCGCAGCCCCACTCTTCTGTGGGTTCCCCTGTGTTTGGGTTTTTTCCCTGTATTTTCATAAACCAAGCACAATCGAATTGACGGCAGGGTTTAAAATCATCGAGTGGGCAGTTTTGCTTAACCTCGATTTTCATAATTTGCTCTCTCTCTTAGTCTTTGGTTGCGATGATCACATCGACATACTGCACATCAAGTCCATTAGCTGATCCTGTGAAGGTCGATGTAGCTGTTAGTGACAGGCTATGCGTGTGTGTAGCGCCACCGCCTTGGATACGGTAAGTCGGCCAATCGATGTGACGTGCTTGGTAGTTAAAGTTAGCGTAGTTGTCCGAGAGTTCACCGCCGGGTGTGTTCGGTTTGTGATACCAGTTGTTGGGCAGTTGAGAGGTAGACAACGCTGTGCCACCTACAGAACCTGAGACACTGGTGTTGACTGTACCCGCCGCAGTGGCATCGAGTGTCGAGAAAGCGTTAGTACCGCCAGAACCTGCGGTGCCAGTTACTACACGGATAGCGTGATCGTTGTAATTGGTTGTGTCTTTTGTCCACCCTGTGGGTGCCGCTGTCTGCTGGAAGAGCATCTTGGTTCCAGACGCATGAACACCTGTTTCAATTGCTGTAACTCTTGCATCCAGTCCGTTTAGGACGGTATGCGTCGCAGTCATTGCACCAGTGATATTCGGGAATGACGCAAGAATGGTTGCCTTGATTAGACGCAAATGGTCGTCGGCAAAACTTAGCCCATCTGTTGAGACGGGATTCAAGCTGTTCAACGAATTTATAAAGCTGCCGGATTCGAGGGGCATTGGTTTATCCTTGGTTTTTCGTGGGTCGGTCTCTAGTTGAAGATGTCTAACAAGAACAACAACAACGCCGACCTTTAACGGTCTTTTGAAATTGAATTAATTTGAGAGGTACTGGGGGTCGAAAAGTCTTGCTATGGAACCAAAATCTGTGACGACAACTGATAAGACACTGATATCGTTACGAACCTAAGAGCAAGCGATAAGCAATCGCTTGACCTTCGATGGTCAAAACGACCGGTCGACAGACATTAGGACATTAGGCTCAGAAATTTATTGGAATGACCCCATAAATCTTCGATAGAAATCGGGACATTGCCTAACCTAAGTCAACCAGCGTCGACCAGCGATGACTGATGTCATCATCAGTAGACAAAGATGTTATTACGGTGGTGGTCGGAGGTGTTAACTTAAGTTAACTAAAGATGACTGTTGTTCCTCAATAGCACCACCTAACTTTAGTCATCGATCACCTAACTTACAGCAATGTTGCAGTCCGGTATGGGAATTGCTATATAAACATTGTGATTAAGGGAGGTGCTTCCCCTGCAAAGGGTTTGCAAAAGACTTTAGTCATTATACTTGAGAGGGTAGTTGCTCCGGGCGAAAGACTGGAAAACTGCCCTTTCTTCGTTTTAGACAAAAAAAAGCCCCACCAGCGTTAACCGGTGAGGCTTGTAGTCAATGTTTTGTTAATGCTTCCCAGCTGACCGGGAACTTCTCACATGCTTGCAACTCTATCAGCTGCGCGACATGCTGTGTTTCTTCTTGGGAATGGTCGTCGAGGCGCTGCTTGCACACCCGGGCAAAAGCCTGAAGTGAGCCTGACCAATACCATTCTGTCATCATGTTTTGCGGCAGTATCATCCTTGCCTGTTCGGGTGCGACACCCTCATCAATGAGCCGCTGGTAATTGGTTAATGCAGCATTGTTTGTCTGCTGACAGATTGACCTTGCAGCCATCTGATTAGCAATCTCGCCGTCACTACCTTGTTTGCTGTTCTTGGGTCGTCCACGCCAGATGACTGGCTGGTAAAACTCAGGCGGGTGATCAACGTACCTGCGTGACACCTCGTTCCAGCTTAGACCGACTTGGTGCTTTACCAGCTGCCGAGCGACGAACAGTGGTGCGTACATCCTGAACTGTAAGAAGGCGTGAGCGAATGGTGACCAATGCCCGTGTTCTGCAAGGTAGTTGATCAGGCGTTTGTCTTGGTTGTCGAGGCGTTTGCTTTCTTTGGCAAACGACACCCGGGCTGTGTTGACCACTGTTAGGTCACTGCCCATGTGGTCAGTCAAAACGACGCTCATGGTCATCGCTACACCCCACAGCTGCCGCCATGACCTGTGATGTCACAGATGTCATGCGTTTCCAGTATCTCTTCGCCTTGTCTATTGGAGGCTTCGGAGTAAGGGACTGAGGTTAGTGGCTGACCGCCGCGACTACCATCTGCGTAGCATGTGAAGCCCCGCAGCCGGTGGGCGTACTTGGCTAACATGTGTGCGAATGGCTCGACCGTGTCCTCATTGTTCAGCTTGGTTCCCCATGCTGGCAGGTTGATGGTCGAACTGATCGACATGTCCACGTAATCCTGCACGTCAGCTTGGAACTTGATGCGACGCTCTGGGTCAGCTGCCAAGTCGATTGCACTTTCAATCTTCTCAGGGTCAGCGCCATAACGCTCAATCAAGTCTTGCGCTGCACTGTCGACTACGTACTGGTAATGCCACCGAGTACCGCCTTTAAGGTAGCGACGCTTGTAAGCCACAGCGAAGATGGGTTCGACGCCTGTGCTGGTTCCAGCCAGTATGCCAATGCTCCCAGTAGGAGCGATAGCACGATTAGCGACAGGGCGGCTAACCCCGACGCTGTCAGCAAAATCTGCGCTGCTCTTATCGCTGACCACCTTGTAGACGTGTAACCATTTATGTAGTTCGTCGGTAACTTCATAGCGTTCTCCTTTTTGAATTAGCCACTCATGCATCCCCATCAGACCAAGGCCGAGGCGCCGGTTCTTTTCCCGGGTACGTCTGATGCCCTCGTAAGGCACCTCACCCCGTATGGTTCCGCAGAGCAGGAACTTAGTTGCCAGTTCGACGACATCTGCAAACTCAGCGATGTTGTCGATCCGTGACAGATTGACTGAACCAAGGTTGCAGACATCGTCTGGGTCAGCTGAGGTGACCTCAGTACAGGCGTTGCGCAGCGTCTCGCTGTCTTTCATGTAGTTGAAGCTGAAGCCCGGTTCTGACGTCTCCAGCGCCTGTCTCATGTTCTGCATGCACACGTCACCGACCTCACCTGTGGCCCGGTAGTTGTT